ACTGGTTTCATAACTTCTCCAACCAAAAAATGCATAAAAGTGCTGAAATTATGTAATAAACCTTGAGGCCATCCAATTGACATGACAACAGGAGTCAAGATTTGACCTTTGTAAGATTCAAAAGATTTTCTACCAAAATTTATAGGACTCGAGTTTTTTATTCCTTTCTTTGCCAAGTCTTTTTTTAGATACCATTTTAAACCAGGTCTTTTCCCAATTCTAGAATCGAACAAAATATTAACTTCTGATGTGAGATTTATGCATCTCATGAGAAGATTAAAAATATTTAATGAAATAATGTTGAGTTGCTTCATCATGTATAAACACTCTACAAACTTTTCACGTAAATCATGAGGACTCCACTTTGCCATATCTATATTTATGTTACATGAGTTTTTAAAATCAATCCCAGATATCATTTCTAATTTTTTGTATTGACTCTTAGTAACTAATTCAGTCGGAATAAGATCACAGAAAGACATGAGAATTACTTGTAAAGGAAAATGACTGGCTTTACAATAATATTCCTGAATGTAAATTTCTCTGTCTGAAGCGTCTTTTTGTTGTTTGCCGGCTACTAGAGTCATAGCTCCTCTTGATTCAACTTTGTCTAAACACCATTCAATATATTTACTTACAGAGAATTTTTCTTTTTCAAATAGACTTTTTCTATCTATGAAGTGTTCTTCTAGATAAGTTCTCATAGTCTGTAGATGAACAACTGTTCCTGGTTTTTTAAGTAGATCTAAAGGAGAAGTCGTTCGAGTTGTTTTATTGAAAAATTTATTGAAATTCCTGTCCATATAAGAAAAGAGATCTTGATCTTGAGGAATCGGAAAACTTTCTTTATATTTTTCAAGACCGTACTTGATAGCCCCAACACTAACACTTTTTTTATCGCCAGAAGGACTAAAACAGAAAGGTTCTTTTTGGAATTGTTTTGGAGCTGATTTTAAATTATTTTGAATATCATTATAAAAGTTGTTGTAATTGCTGTGTGGAGAAGTGATGTCTATGGGCACGAAACTATACAAATTTCCAATTTCCATGAATTCATGTTGTGAATTAACTGAACCGAAAATTGTGCTAGCATTCCCGACAGCATTGTTTTTTATTGCCATAAGAGCCCTGTCAAGTAGCCATTCTTCAGTTCTTCTTTTAGGTAAGATGCTAAGATATTTTTTTGTCAAATTAGTTAAACGCCCATAAGTTGCATTTGAAATAGTATTGTAAAATTTATTGAAACTTAAAATTTTTGAAACGTTTTTTGATCTAAAAAATAAAGTC